ACCACATACATGACATGTCTTAGAACTAGAATACCACCTATCAACTATCACCACTTCAATACCATATAACTCAGCTTTATACTCTATCTGCCTTCTAAATTCATACAACTTTTGACACATTAGCGACTTTGATAGATGACGATTTTTCATCATCCCCCTAACATTCAAATCTTCTAAAACTATACGAGATGGTTTGGTTTTCACTATCTCAGTAGTCGTTTGATGTAAATAGTTATTTCTGATATTTAACAGTCGTCTATATAATCTCTGAATTATACTCTTTTGTTTTTGAATGTTCTTGCATGATTTTAAGTCTTCATTGTAAATTGGTCTACCACTATCAGTATAATGACTTGTATTCATAAGGATTTTACGTGAAAATTTACGTTGCTCACGTTTTAACTTTCTTTCTAATCTCCCTACTTCATAAGTTTTATTGATGTTATGGTACTTATTAATCACAGTACCACTTTGATTAGAAACAACAGCTAATTCCTTAATACCCAAATCTATACCTAACTTAGTATCTGATAATTTAACATCTAACTTATTGACAACAAAACTAACAGATAGATACCAAAACCTACCATCAAAGCTAATTCTAGTTCTCAAATAATTTTGATTTTTACCTATCTTAGGTAGTGATTTCTTAGTTTTAACATAACCAAGTCTTTCACCTTGAAACCCATTAGGTAGCCTTTTTATAGATGCATAATTTACATAAAAACTAGGTTTAGACCTTTTCTTAGATTTAAACTTAGGATAACCTTTATTATGCCCAAAGAAACGCTGTAATGCTATGTTAGCATCTTTAACACCTTGCTTCATAACATTACTTCCAACTTCTTTAAGCCATGTATGTGTAGTCTTTTTAAGATGATTATTAATATACTTTCTAACATCTTTTTCTGATATATACTTAGGTTTACTGTTATCTTCTAACCATTCTTGATATACCCTATAACTCTCAGATAAAAAGTAATTATATGACCACCTAGCTACACCAACACTCTTCCAAAACAAAATCTCTTGCTCTTTTGTAGGTAATAACCTAATCTTAACTGACCTATATATTTTATTATCGTTACTATTTAATTTTTCTTCCAAATGTTGACACCTCCCTTCTATACAATTTAATTATATAGAATACTTAGAGAATGTCAACTCTACATGTAATATTTTAAATTATACATATTTATCTTATTCACACTAGAACGCAACTCCTAATGCAGTCTTACTGTCACCAGCAGACCTCTTATGCTTTCACATAAGCGTAGACTATTTGTTTATCTTATTTGATAAGATATGAATATTTTTCTTCTACCATTTTTATAACGTCATGTCATTATAAATGCTTGTAGCTTTACTTTCCCTCTTCCCTATAGAGGTTATCTGATTTTTAATCAGGGAGACTCAATCTCCTAGTCGTTGAACCTCTACTACATAAATGTAATAGTTGGTAACTAAACATCCATTATTTATAGCACTTAGGACACAGCTTAATATAAAACCATGCTTTTATTTCACCATATGCCATCTAGTTAATTCTTTCTACTTTCGTAACATTCGCACTTATCGTTTCCAATTATGCTGTAGTTTAACTAGCTTTAGGATTTACTAGTGTTTAAATTCAAGCTATCTCACAATCACTCATGAAATAGGGGTTTTTATACAATATGTAACTCTACATACTGCTATCTTTCCCAAATAACGATACCTTGACCAATGAAATTAGTAATACAGTTTACTACATTCCTATGACCATATAAAGCATCACGCTCACCTTGTGTAGGAGAATACTCAGTTGAAATCGCTTTGGTAATCCTACCACGATTTAACCCAGCAGGTGCTAACCAAGGGAAACCTACTTTATCATTGTATGCATATTGACCAGCTACAAAACCACTAGGTGGTAGCCAAATGTTTTTATTAGTGAAGTTATCACTAATTTGTAACCACGGCCAATATAAAGCACCATAAGAAGTATCTAAGCCATTTTGATTAGTGTATGAACCCTTGCCATTAGACCAATTAATCATTTCTTGTACACTCATACCAAAAGGTGGGTCTACAAGGAAAATGGAATCCGCACGGTTCTCTACAATACTCAAACCAGCTTTAATAACACTAGCATCACTCCAACCACTAGCAGTCAATACATCAATAGTAACAGTCTCAGGGTTAGAGAAACTTTGTAACCCACCACCAGAAACGTCACCAATGATATCACTAGCAGTAATTCCAAGAATACCATCATCACCACCACTGAAGATTAATGTATCTTCATGATATGTAACAGATGAGTCAGTATCAACTTTAGCATTCACACGAATAGAACCATTATTAATAATAGTCTCAACAAATCGTGGAGATTTAGGGTCTAGAGATAGTGTACTGAATTGCTCAACCACATTACCATTCTCATCTACAATGCGAACATTAAATGTTTGAGTGAACTCTTCAATAGCACTAAAAATAGCTGAACAACCATTTAATTTAGAATCAAAGTATTTTGACTCTAAGAGTACTTTATTTGTACCCTTTTTGCCAGCGTGAGCATTAGAACCTGTGTTACCACCTTTTACAGCGTCACCTAACACAAAGTCTTTTGCCTCGATACTACCTGTAGTCTGTAATTCAGCACGAATCAATTTTGACTTAGCGTTAATTACAGCTTCTACAAAGTTTTCTTCAGAGGAAGTCAAAGTCAAATCTTCAAACTTTTCCTTCTCTACATCCTGTGAGTCTTTAACAATAACTGTAAATTTACCACCAGTCAATGCAGATTGAGTGATTTTAAGACCATTACTAGCCTCACCAATTACAGCGGAACGATAAAGAACTTTATCAGTGCCAATCTTACCAGAAGTAGCTTTTGTGCCACCTCGTACAACACGAGTATAAATTACTTGACTAGCATGAGTCAATGCCATTAAAGCACTATATAACCCATACTCACCTTCAACAGGTTCGCCAAAAGTTTTAATTAACTCTTGTTGTGAAGAAATCAAAGTAGGTACACCAACAGGACCGAACCTAGCACCACCTACCATACCGATAATACAAGTAGAGGAGTCTGTAGTATATTGACTTTTGTCAACCTCGTTCATGTATACACCTGGACTTAACATTGTTAGTGTAGCCATTACATACCCCCAAAAACGGATAATAATTTATATTATAATATAAGTTATTCACTTTACCCATCTTTTGTACATAGAATATTTCTTTAGTATATACAGATATTTATTGTTTAATGTTTTCACGTCCTATATATAAAAAGCTATACACTTATATTGTGTATAGCTTTAACTACCATTATTTAATATTATCAACATTATAATGGAAATCATGACATAAATTCCCATCTTGAATCCCACTGACTAATGAATTATATAGCCTAAGTAATTTATCAAAATCACTTTTATAAACGACATCATAAGAACTAACCACAGTATCATTAATCGTTTCATCTACTGTCAAAACTTTAGATAATATATCAGCATCATGTAACTCCACTACGTCTTGCTGATAGTATTCAACATACTTTCCCATAAGTTAAATCTCCTCTTAAATTAAACTTTTAAGTGGTTATTTGGTGACTCTTCATTCGCTAATTTTAATTCATCCCTAGTCCTAACACCAGGACTAATACCATCTGTATTGAAATCTTGACTAGAAGAATTATTAGAGCCATTATTAGGTTTAATCTTATCTAAATCTTTTTCGTCTAAAGGTAAATCATGGATATCAATAACAACCTTATCAATCTCAAATGCTTTATCTACCCTATAAATATATGCGTGGTCAATATTAATTGTAATTGATTTACGATAAAAACGATTTGTCTCAGCAAAACCACTTACATCCGTATTATCGCTTACACCATCTTCTAATGCTAATTGAAATTCTTGTACATGGTCACCAATATCCATGAACTGAACTCTTAGATATGGTCTTTCAGAAAACTCCATTAACAATTCAGATATAAGACCATCACATACATCACGTTTAGTAGCATATACATCTATTTGATACTGTAGCATTACAGGTAATGAGTGTACCATAACTCTTTTACCCCTAAATTCTACACCTTCTTCATCCCTAGCCTTCTGATTCGTCCAACCTCTACGTACCTGACTGTCATTATAAAATTCATAATTTACAGAGAAATCAGGAAGTCTACTAATACCTATAAAAGGCATTACTACTTTTCCTTGATGTTCCCTAGCATTTGTTATGAACTGTTCATCTACATCTGCGAAGAACACTTCATCATATAAGCTATGTATCCTATCATACATAGCTAAATCGTATTGATATAAAGGACTATGCATATATTATCTATTTTCCCATCTAATATCAAAATCGTCATATTTATTAACAAACTTCATGAAGTTCTCATGCAACATACCACTAAATGTAGTAAAACTTTCTTTCTGATAAGACTCATCTACCTCAAATCTGAAACCCTTTTTACCTATAGTGGAATAGTAGTCACCAACAATACCAACACGGAATTTACCTAACTTGTCTTTTTCACCTTTATTGCTACCATAAGTATATAAAAGATATGCATTTCCTTCTAAGTCTATAAACAAAATAGAATCTTGCTCATACTTTTCACCTAAGCGTTTAAACACTTTGAGCATATCTTTTTCATCTTTACCATAGACAACAAAAGAGTTCTCTTTCTTAGTATCCCCTGTCTCTTCCTCTTTATAACTACCAACGACTTTATTATAACCAAATCCAGCCAAACGGATATACTTTTCTATCTCTTTTCTACGTTTACTGTTTTCAGATTTATCCAATACTTGTCTATCAGACGTAATAAATACAATAAAGTCTTTACCGATATGTTGAAATAATCTACCTAAACTAGCTTCATTTATAGAATCTTGTTTTAATCCTTCTAAAATTAATTTTTGTTTATCCATAATGCACCTCATAAATTAATCTAACTTTACACCCATAGTATAACATATAAATATATAGGTGTAAAGTTGTGTTAAGTAGTTACCTTCTACCCCTAGAAGATTTTAAAACCTTCTTATTCCTAAGATATAGATAAGGTACTCTATTATTTTTAATCTTATCTAATTCTTTTAAATACATCTTATAGTACCTTGATATATGTTTAGAAATATAACTCGCTATTGGTCTAAATAAAGGACGAGGTGGCATAGTCTTTTTACCATTTATAGTATTCCTATTTGTACCATATTCAACATATCTAGCAATCATATTCACTTGTACACCACTATTAGGATATACTTGTTTTTGCTGAAATCCTACAGCTATAAAGTTATTAAACTTCTTGAATATAGTGATATTGTTTTTTAGATACCCAGTAGCCTCCCATGTATTCAATGAGAAACCCATCCTCTTCTTATATGTTAAATAAGATAAAGATAGCGGTGCCCATTTAGTGCCTTTATACCTCTGAGTATCTATAGCACGTTCAAACTCCTTAGCAAGAGTTACAGCCATAAAGATTAGGAAGTCCATATAATACTGACTTCCTAATTCTTTCTGTATTCTCTTAGAACCCAATTTAAACATATGTTGAGAAACTGTTATATAGATGCCATCTATATGTTCCATCTCAACAACACTACGTAGTATCTTCATCTGATACCCCAATTAAAAATTCTGTTTACGTACCACCATAGAGCCACCACGTACAGCTTTTACTTTATTATCAAAGTCTTTTCTGAAATCATCTTGACTCAAATAATTTTTAGGAGCATTAGGGTCTACTTCATTCCTACCAGTTACAACCATCACTTTACGATATACTTTATCAGGCACAACAAACTTAGTACCTTTCTTTTCTAATGCAATAACCCTATTCTGCTCTAATGCTTTCTTCTCTTCTGCAGATAACTCTTTTGCGTTAGCACCAGAACTAAATACAATCCATGCATAATCACAGAATTTAGCACCTTGACCTTCCAAGAAACTAAATACAGATGATTTTACATTATTATGTGTAGAATGGAATATTGTATCAGGTACAACTCTATCACGACTCATATTCCTAATAAAAGCTTCTTCCCTATTAGCTACTACCCATACTAAAGAAACTTTATAACCAATCGTCTTACACATCTTAGCAATGTTTGTAATCTTAGATTCTTCATCACCTGTAATATCAAAAATAATATTAGGTAATTTATCTGACATTACAGATTTAAAGAAAGTCTCTTCCCTTTTATCTTTAAGTTTTAAATCTTTTACTTTTTGATGTAATAAAGATACGTCTTCTGGGTTTTTAAAGTTATAATCACCATTACGTTCATCATCAAAGATACCACTCTTAGCACCTTTGACATACAACCGTTTCAATTCATCAACATCAAAAGACTTACCTTGTAACATAATTACATTTTTTAAAGCAAAAGATTTTCCTGAGCCTGCTCCACCAGCCATGATAACAGCATGACCAAAGTTAGGATTCACTTTACCATCAAATGTAACTACCTTAGCCTCATTAATTACATCATTATTTAATTGACTACGTAAAGATTCGACAATTAAATCACTACTATATCTCATATTTAAAAACTAACCTCAATTTACATTAAATCTACCACCACGAACCTTATCGCCACTCTTTGTATTCTTATCTTTCTTAGGTACTTTATAATCTTCTATGATATCATAATTATCAATATACTTTTTACCTTCTACAGAACCAAATGTCGTAGACATATTATCTTTAGCCTCAGTATACCCTACATTATTGCTTTCTGTATTAGCAAAATTAATACTATCTGCAGAACCTTCTGTGTCGTCATTATCAACTATTTGATTAACATAAGAATCGTGTTCATATGTCCTAAAGTCAGAGGACTTTTCATAATCAGAACTATACCCATCTTCTAACTGTTTAGTCATATACTCTGTATGCCTAGGTCTAACCTCACTACGTTTTAAGAAATGCTCACCATTCAATTCAATCATAGTGAAATCATTCATACGCTCAGGTGCTAATTTACATACCCAATACACACCATACACACTATCCATCTTCTTGTCAGTAACCCTAAAGTCTGCAGTATTAATACCACCAAAGTAATATAACCTAATAATAGAATTTTCTTTAACGTCTAATAGTTCTTTAGTCATCCAATCTTTATACATAGGTAAATAGACTAATTCAGGACGTTCATCATCCTCCGTATACCACCCAAGATTTTTTAACACCTTAACCTTAGGAGCATCATCAAAGATAACAGGTAGCCTTATAGCGTCATCCCACATAAGATTTAAGTCTTGATTGAAATCTTGCTTTTCATACTTACAATTATAAAAATCTACTGTAATCCCAGTATGTAAAGCTGACTCCCAAAACATTCTCCTCTGTAATTCTATATCTTCATTGACAATAACAGGGTTATTTACACTATGCTGTCTCTCTAACTGATATCGCCAATCTTTACCATATTCGTCAGCCATATACCTACTACCTATATGATACTAACATAAATTCCTTAACAGTACTGAAACCTTTAGCATTCCCTGTGCTTTTAGCAAGTTTAGTATCTAATTCTTTATTTTTTAATAATTCATCAAATAAAGTAGTAATAACTTTCTCAGCTACAGATTTGAAATCAGTCGAAACAAATTGTAAATCTTTAACTGCAGTTATATCACATTTAACTTTGAAAGGTTTAAATGTATTTAAAGTAATTACAGGAGCATCTAATTCTTGAACAATAATCTGTTTAGCAGTAATCGTTGTCGTACCATTTGTTTTATCTTCTGATGTAAACGTACCATCACATCTTACAACAAGATTAAGCCTAGCATCTAAATCATGATTTTCTACGTAATACTCTACATCTAAAGTATATGTACTATCTTTAATCTTATGAACCCTAAACCCTGTTTCTACATTGTAGAATTTACCACCTAATACCCTTTTCAAAGGAGTAAATGTTTTGCTATTACCAATCTTACGTAAATCACCCATGACTGTCTCATTAACAACATCCTTTACACCCTCTAGAATAGAGTCATATTTTGTTTTCTTAGTCAAAATTACCATTTATACCACCATGTACCATGAATATAATATCTATTAAATCTTCTTCTATATATAATGCATTATGACATAAGAAAAAGAGATACTAAACATAGTATCTCCAATCTATATTACATGTTATCAAGATATAAGTTATATACACCTAACCCTAAGTCAGAATCAGATTTAAAACCATAGACATCCCTAACAATATCATTATTATGTTTAAGAAGAGCCATTAAATCATCAGGAGTATCATTTTGTAGACTATTTACAGTAATACCATTCTGAATATAGTTATTTATTAACTTAGAAATCTTCGTGAAACTATCCCTAAGTAACTCTTTACTATCTTCATCTAGCTTAGGAATATAAAAACAACTATGAAAATCTTTGTTGTAATTAATATTCCCAAATGAAGTACTACAAAACTTCCTCATAAAAGTTATATACACGTCTGACAATAAAATTGCAAAGTATGCATAATCACAATCTAATATGAAACTCATATGACTACCTAGAAATTCAGAATCCCCCTCATATAACCTAAATGATAAAAAGGAATCAGTATCACAAATAAATCTAGGTATACAAAAACAAGACTCTTTGAAACATCTAGCCTTATAAATAGTGCTACGCCCACTATCCATATACTCTTTAACAATCTTATATATACTACCTATATGTGAAACAGAATCTACTGTATTAGTAACTAAGAAACTATTGATATCAAATACGTAATAATCACTACATTTAGAGCATATAAAATCTTGTCGAATTGCTAGTATGAAATACTTTTCTAACCATGAATTATCTGCTAAAATGACATCTCGCTCTTCACTAGAAAACACATGAGTTGTATCATATACATCTGAACTACATAAGATACTAACAGGATTTAAACTAATATCACACTTTGGTCTTACTAAAGTATCTTTATCAGTATCTAACCCATAAATATTTAAGTTGTTATATACATGAGTTTTACCATATCTATCAATGTAATATTTAGGTTTATCATGCTTTTTAGAAGAGAACCCCAATACACAACAATAAGTCTCTAATGACTTAAATTCAAATGTGTCGTACATAAAATCATAATAGATATGACATCTAGATTTTATATAATTGAAAGTATTATACAGAATAGTGCCACGAACTACACAGTCACTAGACAAAATAGACGCTCTAATATCACTATTTTGAATAAACTCAGCAGATTTTATATACCAAAAACAACAAAGGTCTAACCCATCTCTACCTTCAAAATTATAGAAATTATCTTCTATTGTTCTCTTTAATGCTTTCTTCATATTAGAAGAGCCTAAGAATGGTGGATTAGCTACGATGTATGATAACTTGTCCTTAGGTACAACACTACCCCAATCTGTTTTCAAGGAATCAGCACATGTAATCGTATCACATGAAACTAATTCACCACTAAACCTATAATACTCTAAAGATAATGATAAACTAGCTATATAAGCTGACCTATTATCTAACTCTATCCCATAGAAATTGTTAGGTTTAATATAACCAGAATATTCACCATCTTTTTGCATGCTTAACAATAAATGATATATGTATACTAAGATATTACCACAACCACAAGCAGGGTCAAAGAAAACTAAATGACTGATATCACTATATACTTTAGTATCTGATTCTTTAACCCTACCCAATAAATCATTATAGAATAAGTAATCTATAATTCTATGAATATCTTCTTTTTGTGTATAATGAACACCATTACTATGACGATGACTAGCATCTAGTAATGATTGATATACATTCCCCATTAACAAACAATCATACTCTAAAGAGATAGTATCCAAATAAGACACTATCTCTTTTATATTTAATGTAGTGTTAATGTTACTATAATCTTTATCACTAAAATAATGATATAAAATTTCAGCTACACTAACCTCACTACCTTTAATTTTGTATTTTGAAGTTAACCACTTTACAAGATTTAAAACAGTATTCACTCTTGACCCCTGTTAAAATAAAACTCTTTCCCCAATGCTTCCATATCACGCTTAGGAAATTTCCCTACAACCTTATATAATGCAGTACCATCCTCATCTGAGAAAAACTTACCAAATTCAAAGTAATTCACACCTATATTAACTTTATCAGTAATATACTCTCTTTCTTCAGACGGACATACTAAATCTATACACACATCTTTGAAAAACTCAGCAAAACTATCATGAGAAAGAAAACCAACAGAAACACCATTCTGATAAATACCATATACCATATTAATTGCATCCATAACTATTACCCCCTAGTATACCCATTGACTCTCATACAAGACATTATCACGATTGTAATGTTTTAACACTACATCTTTATAGCCTAACTTTTTAGCCATATTTAATACAGCTACAGTTGCTACTGTTAAGCCTGTTACATACAACACAAGAGTATCAGATGTCTTAACTAAACTATTAAATGCAAGCATCTCTAATTTACCAAAATTGAACATATCTTCAATTTCATCAAAGACATACTCACTAACAGGCATAGCATGTCTGCCTCTAACTAAACCATAAACATCCGCTTCTACCTTAACAGGTTCGCAATCCCAATACCCACTGTCATGGATATTAACAAAGTCTTCTACCTCTGCCATATTTAAACCAATAAAGTTATGATAGTTATATACGCTCTTTTTCATTTTAAAATCTCCTCTTATTATAACACATTATTTTAAATCTATTAAGTAATGTTGAATCCCATCACCATCCATAGCATGAATGGAATCCTTATGTACTAACTTCCATCTGAAAGTTTTGTACTTAGTAGATTCAATGTAATCTAATAACTTACAAACTTCATCTTCTGTGTAGTTGCCTTTAGTAACTAACTCATTCAATGAAATTTCATATTTGGAACTATCTTCACCACTAACAGCATAAATTTTAAAGTTTTTCATTTCTATTTCTCCCTTTAATTACCACTCTTATCACATCTTTATTATACTATACCTATATTAAGTTGTAAAGTCTTGTAAAGTTATTTTTTTGAAAAAAAATAAGAGGTATGATGTCAACGCATCATACCTCTAAAAAGTCATCTAAAGTACCTATTACTCTTATTTAGTTGTATAACAATATTAATATTGTAAATCCATGTAACGTCTGCCATGTTGAATAGCATCTTCATAACTATTCATTACGATATCCACATGGTCATAGTCACCATCACCAATTCTATCACCAACGATGTATGGAACACCATCTAACCACACTTGTGTGCCTAAAGGTAAAAAATCTAGAGCAACATAACCCTCTTGAATCCATAACCCATTAGCCATGTATCCAGCTTGCTCATGAGGTGTATACGCAGTAGTCATTACCTGACGTGCATCCACACTACCTACAAAACCAAAAAGAACACCACAAAATGTTAGAATTGATAATACAGCCTTAATCTTATTAGACACTAAGAACGGCCTCCTTTCGTTTCGTTATGCTTTTGTTACCCATCATCATTGTAATCGGCTAAAACATGCTCCATACAACTAAGATAATAAACATACGCTTCACTACTTCTACTTGTTCAGTCGTTATTCTCACTTCTTCATAAGAATAATACACTCATATTATACAACTTTCTAGAAAGAATGTACAACTATTATTTATATAAACATAATAACATCTAACTAACAAACAAACGACATTAAAACCCTAAAATAGCACCCATCTCTTCTATCATATAAGTGTATTCTAGATAAGCCTTATACAATTCAGAATCCTTAGGGATATTACTAGAACCCATATATTGAGATAATATGTCCTTAATGATATTTCTTTCCTCAGTCACATACCGAATATGACACTTAGATACACTGGTTGTACACCCATTAAGACCTTTATGAACTCGAATCTTAACAAATCGATGTTCCCCTAAAGAAATATCTAATGTACCACTATTAAAGAAAAATTTATCACTCTGCCTAATAGGTAAAAGTTGAGTCCCAATCTTAATAATACCTTTACCACCTACATATGTAAATTCCCTACTGTATTGAAAGTTACCAACACCACTTACATAATCTAATATGTTACCACAATTATCAATCTCATCTAACATAATAGACGTAGCAATTCTAGCTAATAATCCATTACTAGTCTTATGTAATTCATTAAATCTATTAGCATTAATTTCTCTAAAGCTATACATCTTCTTCATTACCTCTCTCAATAATCTCAGACAATGTATTCCAATGACCACCTACGAATGACTTTACATCTGATGTATCTAATTTATGATTAGACATTTCATGGTCTGTATAATGAAATCTCCACTCTTCCATGCCATCACAAATTTCATGACGATAAAAATATCCCTTAGTAGTGAATATCTTTAAATCAATAGCTACCTCAGGAGAACCATAACCACTATTAAAGTAATCATGTCTTGCTACTTTACAGAAATCTTCCCAAGACATATACCCACAACTAGTCATGATAAATAATACATCTTTTGTACGCATATGGTACTCATGTAAACTACGAATGAAATCCGTAATCAAATGCGTATTGCCACGTCTTTTAATTTTACTAAGAACCCTACTCATAATGTAATCTCCTTTTAAATAGTATAAGTAATATATCTACAAAGTCATCTTACCATAAGTGTAAAGTTTTGTAAAGATAATAAAAAAGAGTGTATGAAATCATATCATACACTCAAGCATTATCTAAAAATTATATGTACACCACACATTGCTAACACCATTAGCAATAATACAGTAGCAACAGATAACAAATAATACCACATATTCTTATCAGCAAAATAATCCTGTATAACGGATAAAATTAGTACAAATATTGTTAATACTAACACAAAAGAAACTAATACCATATATCACCTAAATACAAAGAAATCTATTCGCATACATAATAGCACGTTTTACATTTTCAAATTTAGTAATGTGATTAACACACTCTTGCACATGTACTTGATTATCAGAAAAGAAAATAAAACGAATTGCCCATTCATTAACTGTATACTCAATCGTAATTGTACTATCCTCATGTACAGAAACATCTACCTCAGTACATGAAATAGGTCTTGATAACTTTGTACCTTTAACAAAATCTACTAAATTCCTAACTTGATTAGTTAAATCCATTGTATTATAGTCTTTTTTAAAAAACTTAACTAATTCAATAATATCTCCCTCAGAATGTACTAACATAATAAAATCCCCTTTTTAAATTAAATAGCACTAGCATCTAATAGCTTTTTAAATTCGTCGATAGCTTCCTCTACCGACATAGCATCTAAATATAATAAATCTACTACATTGTTTTCTTCGCTTAACGTATCATAATGATACATACTAATCATATCCCTAGGAAGAAATTCAATGTCCAGCTGAGTCCCATTAACAGCTTGAATAGAAATAAGAATACTACCAATTGCTGAAGATAGAATTGTTACACCACACCTACGATGCCAAGGATTCGTTTTATCTAAATCGTATACTGACTTAATAAAATCTTTTGCATTAGATATTACATCTGATGCTACTGCATTCCCATCTTCTAATTCTATAAAACTATCAATCGTATCAACCCAACTATCTAATTTAGACGTTTCTTTGAACACTCACTAACCCCTCCCTCTTTATACAACTCAAATATAGAATCTATCATATTACTAACATTGCCATAAGAAAAACAACTCATACATTTAGTAATAAAAGCCTTTAAAGGAATTGTGATATATACATCCACTCCATGATAATGATATACAGACCTCACCAACATATCAAATGAACCACAAGGAACAGTATATACATAATCTTCCTCTAAATTTGAATACATAACCATATATGCCATGTCTCTAAGTGAGATATTTGTATAAATATACGAGTTCTCGAACTGTTCTTCAAAACCTTCAATGTCTAATTTCATATAATCTAAACAAGGTTCAGATGGGTATTCACCATATTCCCCTTCCCTACCTATACATAATTTAGCTTCTATATTACAATCTCTTAGACCTATATTACTTCGATAACTTGCTAAGAACTCATCCATGACTTACACTCCCTTAAAACTCATAGCCATTTTTAATTAAATTCCTATAATCACTATCAAAATATGGTGTAGCCATTCGATTATGCTTATTACCAGTCATTTCACATACATAATAACCACTTACACTGGGCTTATATCCAGAGCTTTTAGCATACTCAGGGAATACTTGAAAACTAGATTGATAGATATCCCATACTTGACGTGCTACAGGTTTTTTAACAAATTTATTATGTTCAATTCTAACCCTAGGTCTAATCATAGGCTTATGCTTATGTTCAAACCAATTCACATCTGCATTAAAATAATCATAAGCACCCTCTGTAGAACGATGTTTATGCAATATTTGATGTATGTATAGGTTATCATTTACATTAAAGTATACAATACCCATACAACCTTTATATAGCGATTTATCCCCTAATAAACTAGCAATCATCTCTTCAATAGTGATATATGCTTCATTATACGCACGTTTAGGGTGATTGCCCTCTACAATACCAATCAACTGACCACTCTCATATAACGGTCGAATATCATCTACTAAAGTATAAATCTGCTCACTACCACTACACCACTCTTCAAGTACATTACCCTTAGAATTCTTAGTCGTAGTATTTGTACAGTCACCACCTAGGATAACTTTACACCTTTCCCCAAGAGATAACAAGAATTTAACAGTATCTTGTAAATATCTCCTATCATTTAAACCCTGATGTACATCTGATAATACGGCTAAAGCGGCTTTATCGCCATCTACCCTACATTTGATAATATGTTGCTCGTAGCTTTTAGTTAATTTATCTAACTGACCCATTAAAATATATTCACTTTCTTTTTATCACAAAAATAGTAGTGATATCAATAGCTTCTATCTACTGACACCACTACTATATATAGATAATACGCTATTTGCCTACATTATAGCACATTATCCCCTAAATGAATATACTTATTACTATTTTTAACCAATTTCTTTAATAGATTCTAATACACCATCTACAAATGTCAACTCACATACTACATTATCTTCGCTTGTTAGAATAGCTACACATTTACCTTCTGCCTCAGCTACTATGTCTTGTGCAAAATTGTATGTTTTACCATTATAATTAAAAGAATTCATATCAATATACCTCACTTACTACTTAATCTTAGATGCATGCTTATCTAATTCTTCCTTAGATACTATACTTCCAAATGCATATTTCTCTGTATCATCTGATGTCCAAGAAGTACCACCACCAGCAAATACATGAATGTTACCATTTTTATAATGCGAGAAATGACGTTTACGATGTTTAGGGTCGATATCACCATTCCATACCCATACAGGAGTATTTACTTTGACCTTAGACCATTCAATCTTATCAATAATATCTCCTACGTATAACTCTTTACCCTCTTTAGGTACAGGAATACCTAGAATCTTACAACCACTAATAGTAACAGACTTTTCCCATGATGTACTAATCTTTACTTCATCACGATTTTCAGTACGAGTAATCACACAATACCCTTGCTTGTATAATTTATATAACAAATTAAGAGTTACGTCATCATATTCAGTCTTAAATAACTTAGTAATAATTAATCTCCTTTTCTTATAAGAAATCAAATGAATCATCTATACTAGCGAACGCACTTTCAACACTAGCTAGACCATCACCACCAAAACTACTATTCATACCATCTTCTGACATAAATACATAGGATTCACCATCTGCATATACTGTAACAGGGTCGTACATAGTCTGACCAGCACGATTTTTAAGTATTTGTACTTGTGCTGACTTCCTTGCCTTTAAGTCCTCTGATGTATATGTAGTAAATACCCTAGCACTACCACGCTCTAACTCATTTGCATCTGCTAAACAAGTAATATCATAACGACCATCATTCCTACTAGCTTTCTGCCAAGAACTACGATTGATTTGTGCTAATAGTATCATTGTTAATTGACGTACTTCCTCAGTACCATCTTCTTTAATTTCTTTCTTAAAGTTCTGTGCTAACCGTCTAAAGAAAGTAACATAACTATTAATCTGTGAGTTAGCATCATAGGTAACACCCTGACCACTAAATTTACACAACTGTATATAGTCTACAATAACGCAATCAAGTTTACCACCTAATTTATCATCTACCTTCTCTATAACACTAGAAATCTCACCAAAACTAAATGTCTTGAAATCAGATTCGTCTAGAATGATAACCTTACCACGTTTACGAGTATTTCCCTCATCATCGATATAATCATTCTTTAAATCAGGCTCTACCTCGTTAAAGATAAAATCTTCCTCATCATCTGTCATAGTACCCCAACGCATCTTAGCATGTGATACAAAATTATACCTCTGAAACTTTGTATTATAACTATGACAAGCTAACAAGTTCCAATTAATATCTTCCTTAGGAGTCTCAAGAGATAAATAACACACATTATACCCCAACTCATATGCATTAAGATGTGCGATATTTAAAGAGAACGTAGTGTTATGTGTTACATACCCATTTAAACAATACGTAGGAGAACCATCAACAGTCAAATCATACATGTAACATTCAGATTCTTCTATATCAGTTACAGTATTCCATGTTAACTCAGAACCAAAGAACTCATAGATATCATCTTTAGAGATAGGAATATATTCTTTGTTACCTAAATCTTCATCATTCATTTCAGATAATTCTAAACGATGAGCCACATCACTATATGTATCTGCACCTACTACACTAATAAAATTATTTAATGAATAAGAGCCTTTAATAAATAACTTACTATTTACAAAGACTGTAGAAATCCCTAATGCTGATAATAAACGACTTACAGAATATGCCTTCTTATCATTAAGAAAATACATAAAGGTGTTTCCACCCTTAATTACATACCCTATATGTCTAAATAGTTCACTGATAAAAGCCTTCCAACAATTCAAACCTTCTGTAAATAAGTTATCATCAAAAGCTTCCTGTGTTCTAGCAATTACCTCTGCTTTATGTCCCCAATCTAACTCATCACCACGATGACCATCATGAGTATACTGTTTTAATGATTGTACAACTCTATCACCACATTTAAGATTTTGTGCCTCAACCCATCCTAAACCACTGTCTGTTAATACACGAAATCTATGTACAGGAGATGTCTCAATAGGTATACCACCTATATAAATGATATAAGACTTCTTTACACCCTCGTCATGTACAGCTACTAACTCACGCATACCAAATTCTGATTGAACCAATAAGTCTTTAACACCACTCTTGAATAGATGATATACTTCTTTAATAGTTAATAAACCTTTATTAGTACGTACACGCTCTTTTTCTGATACACATTTATATTGTGATGTAAAACCAGCAATCGTAGTTACAGTTCCAGGACTCATACCACCAATCTTATCATCAATCTCTGGTATACCAGTTACTAAACCTACAGGACGTAACTTCTTATTATCATACTCTTGCTTAGAATCTATTTCAATATTGATATCCTTAGCTTTATTGCGATTAGATAATGATGTTAACTTAGTAAACTCTTGTGCTATATCATCTGTGATACCATCACTCTTTACCTTAGCATTTAATTCATCTAACCGATTCGCAATATATTTATTAACCCTCTTATCTATTAGATTAAAAATATATACCCTAAAGTCGTTGATACCAATCTCTTCTGCTACACGTAAATCATCCTCTACAGGATACTCACTAAACATTTTAATAAATAAGTCTAAGCTAGGAGTCTCACCACTCACCTCATATGATTTAATGATGAAATCCATGAACTTACGTTCTACATCACTTAACACACCATCTATCTTAAACTGCTTCTTATAGTTATCCGCCTCTTCTTCAAAGATTCTAAGATAATCTACATAATAAGGGTCAGATTTAGATAGACAAGAATAAATTACATTTCTCATTTAATATACTCCCTATTAATATAAATCAGCTACATTAGAAGAAACCTCTACTACTGTATCAGATTTAGTAGTCCGTTTTCTAACTGCTTTCTTAGCCTTAGTATCATTACTATTGAAGATAGATGGTATATCTTTATTCAAATCTACAATAACAAAACTATCGCCTGACTTAAACAAATCATAAATAGCTTTATACCCATCTCTATCTAACATATCAGTCATAAACCCATGAAAGTATAGCCAATTTATTTTATTAGGTAACATACAACGATTAGTAATTACAGTGCCTACTACACTCGCATTACGTGTTGGAATCATTTCACGGTTGATATATACACATAATATCTTTTCCGTAATATCTTGTAACGAATACATTTTATCTTCATCCATTAGATGCGTGTTTTCACTACCACGATTACCCCAAAAGATATCATGTAACTGCATCATACTACAATAATAATATGATTGTAATGTATCAAACCGACTCATTAACGCTAAGAATAATTCACGATGTATATCCTGACCACCTATGAATAAAATATTCTTATTCATATCAATCGATGATAACTGTTTTGCTAGTTCATCAATACGTTTTCCATACGCAACTTTATCAGATTTAAACGTGTCTACATTGATTAAGTTCTTATAATGTAGGATAAAGTTCTTTGTATGAAAGTTCTTATCGTATATCACACGTCCATACTTATCCACTTCAATCTCCTTCTTAATAAAAAAGTATATGTATATTGAGTATTATACCACATATACATATACTTTACACTATATTAAATAGTTATCTCACCATCTAACCCTACAGATGCAACAGGTACATCTTCATCTGCAGTATCTAAAATGGTAGACATTTCTTTCTCTTTAGATTGAATCACTTGTTTTTCCATTAATAGAAAATTAAGAATCTCAAAATTAACAATGCAATCGCTAATACGTTTTTTCATAATACCAGCATCGACTTCGCTAATATTATCAATCTTAGATAACAACTCTTTTGATACCTTAATACGCTCACCTAATGTATCAAATTGAGATTGTAACATACTAACATTTTCTTCCATATTTTCTACCCCTCTACATATACTATGTCTGTATTGACATTACCACTATATTTATTGCACATCAAAGGAAATACTGTCTTTTCTTTAGTATTATGTATATCCATAAAACCAAAACTACTCTGGCCTTTAACAATAATAAATTGTTTATCCTTATTGTTTTTAAATGATATGATATCACCTACAAACAATAATTTACCATTACAGTCTAACACATCTGTAGACTGACGTATAGTATTATAATCAATCTCTACACGTAATACATTAGCATCTGCTTGTAATGTAGCCTCATTGACAAGTAATAAGTAATCCTTACGTACATCTTCAAAATGGCTATGTTTTTGTACATAGCCATAATAAAAACCCATATACTCTTTTGTAGCATCATCTTTATCTAATGCTTTAACTAGATAAGGTCTTGTAATCGATACGCAATCGATATGATGCTTATTTTTGTTGCAACAAGATACCATTTCCTACCTCTAAATACTTACCACTATTCACATAATAAATATCTTCAAAAGAATATACTGTATAGATAATACCATCATCTGTAGTTACCTTATAGATATTAAACATGATAGCATACAAGAAATTGAAATCTGTACGAATACTATAAAAGATAAATATGATAAACGCTACTATCAATATAGCACACATAGATGTACTCTCTACAGTTAAAAACCCCATTGGTAGTATAATCTTACCAATGAAATCTAATACATAAGGAAATACATTCGTATCCCTCTCTGCACCACATACTTCATAATGACTAGCATTTTTAAAATGCCAATTCTTTCTTATTTTAAATAATGTTACTAATAGATACCCTATCAATAACAAAAAACAAACTACTGCAGTTGGTATAAACATAATATATTAACCCCCCATATCTTATCTACCTCTTAAATGCATTAGCAATAATATTAACATAATCATTTAAGTTAGACTTAAATAACTCATTAGCCATATTAATATTGTCTGTAGTAATGTAGTTAGATGCAACAATAGCAATAAGCATCTCTTTACTAGGAATTAGAATCATGCATAGAAAACTAACAATAGATACAACTAATAGAGGATATTTAAACTTACTCGCAAAATTAATATCACTCTCTATCTCTAAATAAGATTTATTAGTCTCAATGCTTTTACTACCCATAGCCTCAGTGTAAGAATCATAATTATTCAATACAAACTTTCTATCTAAAAGATACCAAACCCAAAAGAAATCAAAAATCATAATAAGTGGAAAAACTACATGATTAAATCCATCTATATTAACCAAGACTTGTAACCAAAAAATAGTCCAAGGACTAATGACAGGTTCCATAATTCAAACCACCCCTTTAATATCTCGTAATCTATAAAATGCATATAACTCAGCTATAGAATTGATAGCCACCATTACAGCCTGTAATATAATAGCTGTATCTATACATAACCCACTACCTATAAGTACACCTATACCACCACCAACTAATGAACCAAATAAACAACACGACTTATTTAGACTATTGAAAGATGTTAAATCGTCTCCATGAATTGTATTGTTAATACTATCTAATAACATGACACCCCATATAGTGGCTAATGTACCATTTGAAATAGCAATGCCTATAAACCGAATAGTTGGGTCATCAACTGAAAATAATACAATGACTGCATAGATAACAGCATCCAACAACCCAACAATTGGTGCATACCTTTTAAACAATTTCCTAAATGAGTTTTTACTTAGAAAACTATTAATAGTTCCAGCTAAACCAGCATCTAATATGTTAGCGATACTTAATGTACTAGCATTAACTAAACTCATAAAGTATATCTGTACTGTAGGTGTAGTAAATCCAAATACAATATTCTGCATAGTCGCAATTATAATGATAACAGCTTTAATCTTAATCAACATTTTCTATCTTTACGTAATCGTTTAGGTGGTTCCTCAATATAT